GGGATGCAGAACAAAGCCCTTTTGCCGAACGGGACCTTGGACCGGCTGGTGAACGAGGCCATTGAGACGGCCTGGGAGAAGCAGGGCAAGAAACGGAATTGCTCCGTTACCAGGATGCTCTCGATGCGCGGGCTGAGCCGGCTGGTTTTGCGATCGGCCAAGCGGGACGGCGGGGTTTTGGTGCGCTTCGTGCGCGGCTACGAAAACGATTTCAATTACGCGCTCCAACTCTTCGAGATCGATCAACTGGATCAAGACTACAACGCGATCCTGGCAGATGGCGGCGAGATCCGGATGGGCGTGGAGTACGACAAGTGGCGATGCCCGCAGGCGTACTGGCTGCTGACGAATCATCCGGGGGATTCCACGCGAATCAGACAAAAGCTTTTCAGGGAACGGATCCCGGCCAAGGACATCCTCCACATTTTTTTACCGGACCGAATCGGCCAGACGGTCGGAGCGCCGGCAATGGCGGCAACTCTCAAGCGGCTGAAGATGCTCGCGGGTTACGAAGAGGCCGAATTAGTGGCAGCCCGCGAAGCGGCTTGCAAGGGCTACGGCATCAAGAAGGCAACGCCGGAAGGTTTCAACGGGGAGGTAGATCGAAACGGGAAATCACTACAGGACATCGAGCCGGGCATGGGCCTGGAGCTGAATCCCGGAGAGGATTATTTCTCGATCGATCCGCAGCATCCGATGGATGCGTTCCCCAGTTTCCTGAAGACGATCCTTCGGGCGATCGCTGGCGGGCTTGGGGTCTCCTATAACAGCCTGGCTAACGACCTGGAATCCGTGAACTACTCAAGCCTCCGCGCGGGGCTGCTCGATGAGCGCGAGGAATGGAAGGCGATTCAACAATGGCTCATCGAGGAATTCTTCGAGCCGATTTTTGAGGACTGGCTTAAATGGTCGCTCTCCTTCGGGCTCATCAAGGTGAAGGACAGCGGCGCGATTTTATCGGTCGATAAGTTCGAGACTTACCACGCTGAAGAGTGGAAGCCGCGGCGTTGGCCCTGGGTGGACCCGATGAAGGATATCCAAGCGAGCGCGATGGCGGTCGAAAAAGGATTTAGCTCGAGACGCCGGGTGATTGCCGAGGAGGGCGGCGATATCGAGAACATCTTCCAGGAGCTGTCTGAGGATGAGGCTTTGGCCAAGGAATACGGATTGGTGTTCCCGATCGAGGGAGTGCAGAAATCTCCGGGGGATGAGGACGAGGCCCTGGTGGCCGCCCCCAGTTCTCCAGGAGCGGCCGCATGAGAGCACCCGAAAGGAAAGGGTCAAAAAAGCGGGCCCGCAAATCAAAGGCCAGGACTCCAAAGCCGCCGGTGATTTACGGGATGATGATGTTTTCGAGGTGTTGCCCGGTGCGGCGCGTTGACGATGGCGCGTTCGCAGATGCGACCATCAATCGGTAGAATCGTCAATTACGTCCTCAGGCCGGGAGTCATTAGGCCAGCAATCATCGTCCACGTCTGGAGCGACACCTGCGTTCAGCTTCAGGTTTTTACCGATGGCGATGGGAGCGGACTCAATGACGGAATGCCGAATGTCGTTTGGAGGTCTTCGGCGCTCCAGGACGAATCTGCCAGTGCTGAGGGATCATGGCATTGGCCTCCAGTCGCGCTTGCCCCGCAGCCCGCGGAGCCTATTCGGATTTCTCCGGAAGTCATCTTTCCCGACCCGCAGCGCTTGGCGCACGTTGAGTTAATTCCCGGAGAACTGCCCACGCCCCCAGCGCCCGTCCAGATTTCTACGGAGGCACCAGCCCCCCAACCGGTTAGCAGCGAGACAAACCCAAGCTGACCGATGCCGGAACCCAAAGTCATCAAGACGCCGGTACTTACGCGGTCGCTGGAGCTGCACCTTGAGCGCTCAGCGATCGACGAAGAGAAGCGGACGGTATCTCTCTCATTTTCCTCTGAAGCCCCGGTCGAGCGCTGGTTCGGCACGGAGATTTTGGACCATTCCCCCAGCTCAGTGGATCTCTCGCGGCTTAACGGCGGCGGCGCTCTGCTGGTTGACCACGACACCGGAGACCAGGTGGGAGTGGTGGAGAGCTCAACGATCGACGGCGACCGCAAGGGCCGCGCGACGGTGCGCTTCGGGAAAGGTGCTCGCGCCAGTGAAATTTTCCAGGACGTAAAGGACGGGATTCGACGGCTGATCTCGGTCGGCTATCGGGTGAACAAAATGGTCACTGAAAAAGTGGTGAAGGGGCATGAAACGCTCCGGGCCACTTCATGGATGCCCCTGGAGATCTCAATCGTAAGCGTGCCGGCTGACACCTCTGTGGGGGTCGGGCGTGCTGACGCAACCCAATTTGAAACAGTAATAGAAAATTCTGAAGACATGAAAAGATCACTTCTGCTGGAGACAATGCCAGCTCTCACGGCTCCGGCTGGCGGTGGCGGCACTCCTGCTCCCGCAGTAAACATCGAAATCATCCGCGCGGAGGCCGCTACGGCCGAGCGCACGCGCACGCGCGAGATCAATGCCACGGCTGACCGCCTGGGCGAGCATGTGCCCGGCATCCGCGACCTGGCCGGCGAGGCCATCGAAAAAGGATGGGACCTGAATGAATTTCGTCGCCAGGCTTTCGAGAAGGTTCCGGGGGTCAAGCCCATCGCGGCAAAGGATATGGATCCGAACCTCGGCATGCCCGAGCGCGACATCCAAAAATATTCCATCCGCAAAGCCATCCTCTGCGCCATCGAAGGCAAGATGAGCGGCCTCGAGGGCGAGATGCACACGGAAGGCGTGAGGCATTACGCAAAGACCGGGACTCAGCGCCAGGTCGGGACCCCGAACAGCGTTTTGATTCCGTTCGACGTGCTCGCATACAGCCAGCGCGATCAGTTGACCGGCACGGCTTCAATCGGCGGCAATTTGGTGGCCACGAATCTTTTGGCGGGATCGTTCATCGACATTCTGCGCGCGCGGATGATGGTTGCCCGGCTCGGCGCGACTTATTTGCCCGGCCTGGTCGGCAACGTGGCGATTCCTCGCCAGAACGGCGCCGCAACTCTTTACTGGGCGGCCAGCGAAGCGGGTGCGACCACTGAAAGCACACTGACCTTTGACCAGGTAACGATGAGCCCGAAGCAGGCGACTGCCCGGGTTGATTACAGCTACCTGACACTTTTGCAAACCACGCCGGGCGTCGAGGGACTTATCCGGAACGATTTGGCGAATATCATCTCGATCGGCATCGACCTGGCTTGCTTGCACGGCTCTGGATCCAGCGGCCAGCCGACGGGCATCGCCTCGGTTTCGGGCATCGGCTCAGTGGCCGGCGGCACGAACGGGGCTCAAGTGGCCTACTCGCATGTGCTGGCTTTGGAAAAGGCTGTGGCAGTCGCGAATGCCGACATGGGCGCTCTGGCTTACCTGAGCAATCCCAAGGTCCGCAATACGCTCAAGCAGACTTACACGAATGCGACTTACGGCGAGATCCCGGTCTGGGGCAAAGGCTCCGAGGCTTTGATCGGCGAGGTCAATGGTTACCCGGCGGCCGTAACGAACCAGGTTTCCTCGGCACTGACCAAGGGCACGAGCACGACGGTTTGCTCGGCGACCTTCTTCGGTAACTGGCAGGACCTGCTCATCGCCCAGTGGGGCGGTTTGGAAATTTTGGTGAACCCTTACACCCAAGCGGCGAACCGGGTTTACGAGCTTTACGCCTACCAGGCGCTGGACGTGAATGTCCGGCATCCGGAAAGTTTCGCGGCAATGCTCGATGGGTTGACCATCTAAAGCTTTTCATCGGTAGGTTGATTGGTTTAACTGGTAATTGGGGCGCGAAGTCCTACGGGGCTTCGCGCCTTTTTGTTTCCATTTATGAACAATATAAAAATTCAAATTCAGTCTTCGATCCTGCATAAGGGCAAACACCTGGAAGAGGGCAGGGTCATTGAACTTCCTGAGGATGAGGCCAAGAAGCTGATGGGGATGGGACGGGCAAGGCTTTTTAGCGAGCCCAAGCCAGGAGCAAACAGGACGCCAGCAGGCCAGATTCAAAGCCGTGAGCCATCACCTGAGAATCGTGATCCCCAAAAAAAGTGACGGGGCGGTCCCGCGCGGTCCAGTCCCCGAGAAATGGGGATTTTGTTTTGCGGGAAATGAGGAGGCATTCTGCCGGGCGCTCGATGTGGCGGCTGAGGCTGCTTATGTAGAGGACGCCACCTGTCCGCGCACTTTCGTTTATTACGAGATCGGGATCGGGAATGGAGATTGCCTGGAAGCGGTGAGGCAATACTTGCGGGACACGAACGTGCAAGCGGAGCTTTTTGGGGTGGACCTGCCTGACTACAGCGGGACGGCTTCAGGGCGGTACCGGGAATGCCCGGCTTCGCTGGCGGGCATAGGACTTGGAGAATCGGTCATCCAATTGGTTCTGACTGGAGCTGAGGTTTTTTTCAAGCTCTGCCGGCAGCCGGCAGATTTCATTTTCATCGATGCCTGCCATGGGTTGCCTTGCGTGACTCAGGATTTCCTCGCGGCAGAGAAGCTCATCCGGCCTGGTGGCGTGATTGCCTTTCACGATACGGATCCGGATTGCCCGGGGAATCATTTTCAGCCGCACTGCGGGACGGGGATCGCGGCCAGAGCAGCGGTGCAGGGGCTGGGGCTGTTGGACGGCAGCCGGCCTGGTTGGACGGTGTTGGCTGAAACGACGGGTGACAAGCGCAAGGGGGGGCATGGGTGCTTGTTCGTTCAGAGGACGAAGCTATGACGGGCCGCTTGCCGGCAGGGGCGAGGGGCGTGTTGCAGGAGTTTGCCGGGTATATCCAAAAGGGCGCGCGCCTGGCCGCTGCAGGCGATGAGTTAGGGAGCCGAGTCGCCTATCAGTGCGCGGCTCGGGCTTGCCCTGAGGCATGGCTGGGAATGGCCGGCAAGGATTTGGAGGATGGAGACCTCAAGGCCGCCTTCGACAAATGCTACCAGGTGCAGGAGATGGCCCGGAACAATAAGACCAGGGCGGCGGCGCTCAATAACATGGGGACGATCATGACCCGATGGGATCGCCGGCTCGATGCGCTGGAGCTTTTCATCGCGGCCTGGAAGCTGGACCCGCAGGAGGCGGCGCAAGCGGCGAACATCGCCACGATTCTGAAATGGCAGGGAAAGCTGGATGAGGCAATCAAATGGTGCGAGAAGGCCGGGCGGCTGGATCCGCTCTGCATCGAGGCCTCGTTCGGCAAGGCCGTGGCATTGCTTTTGAAGGGAGACCTGAAGGCTGGCTTCCGTGAATACGAATCTCGATGGCGGAAGCATCCCGCAGAGAGGCAACGGCGGAGCTTCAACACGAGGCAGGCGAAAGCTGAATGGGTAGGGCAGGACCTAAGCGGCAAATCGATCCTGGTGTACATCGAGCAAGGGGCGGGCGACACGATCCAAATGTGTCGATATTTGCCTCTGCTCAAATCACGCGGGGCCAAGGTTTATTTTGCCTG